AACAGCGGCTTTGGTAGTGCTTTGCAATGCATCTGCATCCAAACCTGCAGCGGCCTTGGAAATGCCTGTGCGGGTCTGTTTAATGTCATCCAAGTAGTCAAGCATTGGGAATGCTGCCTGACCAACAAATGGAGTAGTAAATGGCTGAACCATGCCTGGCGCTCTCATGCGAATAACAGCACCGACTTCAGTATTCAGCACATCTTCCATGTTGGCTTGCCCCTCAACAATTGCTGTACGGGGGTGGATAGATTGAGCCAAGGAGTCCAAAATGCCACGTTGAACATTGGACTTAATACGCTGAATGTCCATGACCACATCAGCAGGACACATACCAAAGAATGTATGGGGTTCTGGATCAGGACAGAAATCAGCAAACTGGCGGTCATCAACGATCTCATTACGAATAACCTTGTTGCCAGTACCGATTGTGCAAATTCTGCGCATCTCAGCAATGCCATCGCCATCAAAGTCTACTTTTAAGTAGCCTTCAATATAGAGAACACTCTTACTTGATGGATCGCCATTGTTGGCAGTACTGATAACAGCAAACGGATTACGAGCTGTGTACTCTTGGTTGTTGTCAAAGTCATTGCCATTACCTGCAGCTTCAACCATTTCATTATAGTCATAGCCCATAGCTACGAGGTCAGAAACAGTTTTCATTGTGCGGTGGCCCACAAAGGTAGCGTCTTCAATAGACTTAGCTCTGCGATCAATCAGGAACTCTTCTGGTGGCAAAGCCTCAATCTTTACTTTACCAGTCTTAATTCTGCGCTTGATCTCCACATCGTACATCATGGGTGGTGGAGTCATAATGCCTTGAGCTTCATTCATTGGCTCAGTACCAGGCACAGGATACTCACGCACCGCAGAGATCTCAACATTTGGATCTTCTGTCAACATCATCATGCTTTGCTCATCAAGCATAGAGAATGATTCAGCACGAACTTCTGTTGACTCATCCCACCAGTACTTAACGATGCCGCACTTTCGAACTAAGGCATCTTTAAAAGCAGAGTGGAGAATCTTAAAGCCTGGGTTATCACGCTTGAAGATGAAGTCTACATAGTCGGTTGCTTGTTCAGCACCCATCACATCTTCTGGACCTTGGGGGGCAAACTCAACCACACGCTCTGGGCCAAAGAAAATACGCATCAGGCTTGGCAAAATGCCTTGTACTGTGTCTCGTACATCCATTGAGACAACTTGTGAACGGCCTTCCTCTTCATCACCAAAGGGATCGCCATAGTAGTACTCGGTAGCCTTTGCACGATTGCCACCAATGTCATCATCAATGAATGAAATGGCATCATTGATTTCAGCAGAGATAACGCCTTGAAGTTGCTCTTCAGACATTACCTCATTGCCTTCCATTTGGCCTTGGAGAGTTTCAGCCATCAGCATTGGGTTTTCGTACATATTATTTCCTTATCGTGAGCCGATATAAGGGAGGATTCCAGAACCAGTATTCTGTAATAGAGAAGGGATGCCGCCAACATAATTGTTAGCCATACCGCCATAAGCGTTGCCCATCTGCGGAACCATAAGACCTTTTTCATCTTCTTTGGGATTAAAAGAATATTTGAATGCAGAGTTCGCCATGTCACCCATAGTAGATGTTGGGTTGGTCATGGTGTTGTAGACATCCATAGCAGGAGCGACTTGTTGACCTACTTGGTTTTGCAAAAAACCACCTAAATCCTGACCATAGGAGCCAAACAATGAAGCAAGTAATTCATTCATTTAATCTTCCTCGTCTTCCATCTCGTATTCTGTTTTAGCCATCATCAACATATTCTGCTGATTCTTGGTCATCTTCTGGGTGATAGGGCCGCCAGATAACCATGCTGAACAGGTACGCTCACCTGCACATTTAAAGTCAAACAACTCACAGTAGCCAAGATTAGCCGCACCTTGGACATCTTTGGCATAGCCGTCAGTCTCTTCATCTATACCTTTTAGGATACAGTCCATCATCTCAGGGGTCTGGATGAAGGCAGCGCAATTACCGCAACGCATGGTCTTGGCCTCTTCAACAGGAGTCTGCCACTCTTCTGCTCGGGCATTCCAGAAGTCTTCGTTCTCTTCCTCTGGATTGGCAGGACCATAGCCAACATTCTTAAAAGCCCAATTACGAGCTTTCAGATTGACTTTGATGTCATAGGTTGCGATAGGGCATTTCATGGCAATATTCTGTGCATGACGGGCTTTAAATGCTTCGTTTCTCTTAGATCCATCGGGACTTCCAGAAACACCTTGTTGACCAAAGCGAATTAACTTCACTTCGTCACCAGATTTAGCCAATACTGCATGGCTTTTCTTGGGATGGTTGGGAGTTTTCTTGGGCTTGTTGTAGCCAGAGAACTCTTCGGAACCACGCTTAATCATTTCTTTTTAGCAGTCTTGGCTGCTTGTTTAAAGTCTTTGGCAGTAGGAGCGCCCTTAGTGCCAGGCTTGCGCATCTTCTCTTTAGAGCCAGCTTTGATACGCTCTTGCTTGGCATGGATGTTGGCGTACAGACCTTGTTTCATTTCTTTTTCATCCGTTTAGCTTCAGATAAAGCAATGGCAATAGCTTGGTCACGAGATTTAACCTTTTGACCAGAAGAAGACTTGAGTTTCTTGTCTTTGTACTCACCCATTACTTTGGCAATTTTTTCAGCAGCTTTATCCATCTTCATAGAAGTCTCCAGAAAGGTTGCGTGATAGTACCATATTGTGTTAAACAAAAAAAGAGCCACTTATTAGGCGGCTCTAAAATGGCAACGGCTCTCAGACAATCCCTCGGATCAACCTTTTAATCGGTTTACTCCAAGAAGTGTTTGATCCCCAAGACACAGTAGCCGCATCTGAAGCGAATGTCAACACAAAAGCATCAGCCATGTCAGGAGATTTCAATCCTCTACGTCTAATATCATCCTTAGACTCAATCTTGATCTTGCCGTTAGACGTAAATGTATATCTCACAGTCGCCAGTTCAGCAATGAAATCCTCGTTATTTGGTATCTTGCAGTCTCGTTTCTCTAACCAAGCTTTGGCTTTGTGCCACAGTTCTGCCCTTAAATTAAGATAAGTACCGCCCATTGCAGGACTCTCAGAGACGTTAATACCTCTAGCTGGTAACTTTAGTTCTCTTAATCGGTCAACAACACCTGCTCCTAGTCCAATAGAGTCAACCAGAATCTCTGCAGGTCTGGTCTTATGGTCACAAGCCTCGTATTGGGCAACCACAGCACCTGTTAACTGCATCAGGTCTAGGTTTCTCCAACGCTCTAAAGAAGATGTTACATTGGACTGACGCTTACATAGAACTGACGAATCAGATCCAAAACGAGCAACGTCCAATCCCCAAACAATAGGCGAATCCTCGTAAGCTCTGGTGTCTCGATGTTTGGCAGACTCAAGCAGCTCCATTGGGATAATAGTGTCATCATCACTCCTTGGGAATTCACCCAGAACACGGATTCGGAACGCATTGCTTTCCTCGCCATAGCGAGATTTCATGTCCTCAACATACTCTTTACTGACCCGTGTAGAGTCAATACATGACACCCTTCTTGTCCACCACTCGTCTTTCAATCTGTTATGTGTGTCAAAAAAGAAGCCAGATGACCTCACAGGATTGCCTAGCAGAATGGTCAAAGCATTGTGACCAGACATAGAACCAGCAGCAGCCTCAAATACCGCCTCTGGGACACCAGAAGCCTCGTCTGCTACCAACATGACGTTATCAGAGTGAACGCCTTGTAGAGCCTCTGGCTGCTCTGCTCTAGATGTTCTGGCAGAGATAAACGCCTCAGTCGCACTTGCTTTTAGCTCAATCCTCTCTTGTTTGACATCAAGCAGGTCTTGGATAGGTTGGGGGAGTTCTTTTACCCATCTCTTTAGTTCGGCAAACAAAGCGTCATAAAGTTGGGCAGAAGTAGGGGCAGTAACCACTACCTTGACGGGATATCTGGTCAACAAGAACCAAAGCATTGCCCAACTCGCAGTCGTTGACTTACCAACCCCGTGACCAGAACGAATACTAATCTTTCGCTCACCAGAAGCAACAGCATTCAAAAAGTCTTGTTGCCACTCATCAGGCTCTACTCCCAGAACCTCTTTGACAAACAGAACAGGGTTAGTCCTGTAGAGGGTAATGAACTGGATAAACGGGTTATTCGCCATTGTTTTCCAATGTTGTTACTTCTTGTACCTTACCCATGTGCTTCAAAGCTTGTAGGTGCAGATCACCCAAACTGATATTTACTTGGGTTTTGGCAGTATCTCCATAGTTCTCAGGGTCTAGTTTAGAGGCCATCCATTTACGAGTATCAACTTGGAGTCTAGCTTTGTTAACTCCACTATTACTTGTTTCATCAGCTTCATCAGCAATCTCTAGAGCCTCTTCAGCCAGTTTCTCAGCCTTCAACTTCCTAGCTTTCAGAACCGCATCCCTACGCTCATCAGTATGGTTTATCCAGAATGACAACATAGGTCTAGAACACTCTATAAACTCTGCCAAGCGTCCAATCGTCATTCCTTGAGCAATGTGTGCCGTCACAAACTCAATCCCTCCCAGACTCTCTATCTTCTTCTCCAACGCCCTTCTCATAGGAAATCCTGCCATATCTTCTCCTTGATTTAATGTCTACAAATTCTAAACTATAAAAAATTTTTTTTGGAGTGTCTTGTGTTACTTGTGTGGGTGGTGGGGGGGTATCTTTTAAAGGTTCTGTTGATATGTGTGAGTCTCCCCTGCCACAGCGCCCCCTCGTTTTATTACATGGGGGGGGGTAAACCCTACCCTTACGTACTAACCCTAACAGGGTAAACCCTCATGTATATACATACAGTACTGTGCAAACG